TCCTGAACGTCCACGCCCATGTGGTTCTCCTCACGCCCTGATGGAGCGGCGCACCTTGAAGGAAAGACTCCCGCCCGACGCCCCGGTCACTACCCGCCTGTCCTCGCCCTCACCCACCGCGGCGTATTGAAGGGCCTCGGCAACGTGGGAAAACCGGTTCTTGTCCGGCCTGTCCTGGAACCGGTCGGCGCCGCTCACCTGGATCCGCCGGTAGCAGTAGGCCCCGCCCATCGCCTTGCGGAGCGTGGGGCAGCGCGGGTCCACGACCAGGGCCGGCCGGCCGCGCATGGTGAGGCGCCCAAGGAGGCCCGCCACCGCCTCGCGCCGGAGGGTCCAATCGTTCGTGGGCGCCGGGTCGAGCTGCAGGCCGGCCGCACGCACCACATCGAACGGCGTCCGCTCGTCCGTCTGGGCCCGCTGCTCGCCGGCGGGATCGCCCCAGCCCCGCACCCGGCGCCCGGGGTGGTTGCGCTTGAGCATGGTGACGAGCTCTCGAGCGAAGGAGGCCGCGCCCATGTCCTCGCTCACGAGCTCCGCGAACACCTGCCATTGTCCGTCGCTGGGGTCCTGCTGCATGAGGATGGCCGCCGGCGTGAGGCCGAAGTCCTGGCCCACAACGATGCCGAGCCGCGGGTTGGGCTCGACCTGGACGGCGTGGACCACGTCGTTCCATTCGGGATAGATGGGTTTCCCCTCCCGGACGTAGCCATACTGGCCATCGACGTAGACCCGGACGAAGTCCGCATCCTTCCCGGCCGCCAGGCGCTCGTAGTAGCCAGGATGGAGGTGCTCGAGGTTCTCCGCCTCCGGTGAGCGGCCGCTGGGTTGGTGGAACAGCTCGAAGCCCGGCGGCCGGAGCTCCTCGAAGGTTCGGAAGATCCAATGGTCGGTGTCGGGAGGGTTCGTGTCCGCGATAACGCCGCACCAGGTCGGGCCCCCGTCCACCATCGCGGGGTAGCGCGAGACGCGCCCCTGCACCGCCTCGAAGATGGCCTTGGGGATCTCCCGGGCCTCGTTGAGCCAGGCGCCGGTGAGCTCGAGGGAGAGGAGCTTCGCCACGTCGGCCGGCCGGTCGAGCGCGCGAAACATGAGCTCAGCCTCGAGGTCGGCCCGCCGGATGATGGCGATGTTCTCCTGCTCGTGCCAGGTGATTGAGCTCTCGAGGCCGATGCGCTTCGCCCAATCCTCGAAGGTGCGCCGGGTCGTGTCTTGGAGCTGGGGATAGGTGTTCCGGACCACGGCCCACCGGGTCCGCCGGATGCCGTCCGGGCCCGGCCGCTGCTCCGCGGCCCGCCGGAGGAGCTCGAAGCAGCAGACCGTGGACTTGCCAGAGCCGAACGGGCCGACGATGGCGCGCACGAAGGCATCCGACTCGAGGAAGGAGCAGAGGACGGGCGGCCACTCGACTTCGATGTTCAAGAGGCCTTCTTCTTGAAGATGATCGTGAGCGGGCCGCCGGCGCCGGAGAGCTCGAGCTTCTCCTGGAACATGCCCAGATGCTTGCCCAGGAGCTCGAGGGAGCGGTTGGCGCCGGCCGCGTTGAACTCCCAGACCCCTTCCCCCGTCTCGAGGTCCCGGACCTGGCGCTGGTCACGCCGGTCGGTCGGGTCCCGCTCCATGACGGGGACCTTCTGCATACAGCGCTCCGCCACTTCGGCCAGGTCCCGGACGATGCCCTCGACCGTGACATCCACCCGTTTCGCCACGCGCTCGTGGGCCTCGGCCAGCGCCATGCGAACGTCAACATGAGTCAGCAGGCGCGAGCCGGCTTGCTTGGCCGTGCGCTTGGAGTAGCCGGCGCGGATGGCCGCCTGGGTGGCGTTCCAATCCTTCCGGTATTCCTGGACAAAGAGACGTTGCTGCTCGTTGAGCGCCACGTCCCCAGGGTATCGGGGGACTACACGAGGTCAACAACGAGGGGGGCGCGGATGCGCCGTTCGTCCTCCTGGGTGGGATACTCCACCAGGTCCACGACCCCCCAGCGTCGGATGTTGTTGAGGCAAGGCCGGCACCATGCTCGATTTTTTAGCGCCGTGTTCTCGCAGTAGTGACACCGTTTCCGCCGCCGCCGCCCCTCGTTGTCCACGTTGACCTCCATGTTCAAGGAGGCCTCCTCATCTTCGTGTAGTCGATGAGTCGGCCGCCGTCTGGGAAGTCGGTGATGGTGGGGAGCTCGCGGTCCGATGCCTCTCGAGCTGCGAGCTGCTGACCCAGGATGAGGGCAAGAACAACAGTAGCGCCGCCGGCCAGGTAGCCCAGAGCGAACATGGTCATCGGGCGGCCTCGAGCCGGCGCATGGCCCAGCGGAGCGCCAGGCGGCCCCACCAGGTCGCGTGGAGGGCCTCGATGATGAGACGGGCGCCGGACAGGCGGATGAGCTCCCGGTCCCTGTCGCGGACGGAGGCCTTGGGTGGGGTGCGGTTCATGGCGCCACCGGCCGGTCGGTGAGGGCGTCCTGGACGGCCAGGACCGCCTCGAGGAATGTCACGCGGTCCCGGAGCCGTTGGATCTCGAGCGCGGAGGCCAGGGCATCGTAGCCGGGGGGGCTCCCAGGAAGGACGCCGAGCTGCTTGGACTCGCCCTCGACGTAGCAGGGGCGGCCGGAGCGGTGGACGATTCCGTCCACGACCACGACCTCATCCCTTGATGGAACATGCCACTCACCGCATCCGCAGCCCAAGATGCTTCTTGGTGCCTCAGTCATGCCGCCTCCACAACTGGTTGGGGTAGCTTGTCACATCGACCACAACGGGTGGTAGAACCCACCTAACCGATTGACACGAGACGCAGATCAAGGCGACATCCAACGCTTCGGACCTCGCAGAACCTTGAAAGCGCCCTCGGTGTTGAGCGGCCCGGTCGCTCCGGGGCTCATCAGGAGGTTGCTTCACCGCCTGGTACTTCACGGGCCATCGCCTCCGATGTCCTGGGTGCGGAGGCCGGGAACGACCCGGTACTCGTTGAGGCCTCGAGCGGCGTCTCCCCGGCGCCGGCGGAGAACGACCCAGGAACCCCAGCGGTCCTTTCGGAGATCGCGCAGGCGGGCCGAGACAGAGGCCTCCGGGTTCCCGGTAGCGAGAGCGAGCTCCTCGAGGGTTCGCCAGGCGCCATCGGCCATGCACTTCGCCACCTCGGCCATCTGCCGGCCCAGGCGAGAGATGTCGAGGTCCGGCTCGAAGGTTTCGCCATCGAACCACGGTTCCGGTGCCTTCTCCGGCGCCGGCCTGGCGAGCTCCTCCGGCTTCCTCCTCAAGAACAGGTCATGCTGAAACGGCTCGTTGTCCATGTAGTACCCCCAGAGCAGAGACATACCGTATCAGTCCGACACCCCGCAAGCCCCTGAATGTCAGGGTGCGATGATACTTGCGGTCTACCTGGAAATGGAGGAGACTAAGACTCGATGTCTACCCCAACCCAGGACGGAGCCATGAACGACCCGATGCTGGACGAAGAAAACCCCTGCCTCCGATGCGCCAAGCCCACCATCCGTGGACTCAACACGGATTTCTGCTCGCAGGCCTGCGAGGTCGCGTCCCTTCAAGACGTCCAGGCCACGAGGTCCCGCGTCACCCTCGACCTGGTCCGCATCATGATCGGCCTCGATGGCGTGCTGGCCCACCAGCGGAGCAACAACCGATGACCTTCCTCCGCCGCATCCCGGACCTACTCCGTCACGCCCTCGAGCTCGCAGAGGGCCCGCTGTTCCGCACCATCATCGACTCCTTCTGGCTGTTCGTCGGCCTGGCCGTCTGCCTCTGGCTTCTCGCGTTCTAACCCGTAGTGAAAGGAGCACCATGAAGAAGAAAACACTCCGCCGCATCTTCTCCGCAAACCTCCGGTTCTGGCGAACGACCTGCAAGCTCTCGCAGCTCGAGCTGGCAGCGAAGGCCGGCCTGCACGTCTCCTACATTTCCATGCTCGAGCGCGGAGTCCGTTCGCCTCCGCTCGACACCGTCGAGCTGCTCTCCCTCGCGTTGAAAGTCCCCCCCGCTGGCCTCCTCATGGAGTAACCCAATGTCCAAGCCCGTCATCGACAACAAGGCCCTCGAGCTCGTCCAGGCCGCCGCCGCTGTCCAGGAACCCCTCGACGCCGACGCCATCGTGGCCACCGGCGCCTGGTCCCCCAAGAACAAGAACGACGTGGAGTGGGCGCTCGAGGAGGCCGCCCGGTCCCAGGGCGAGATCGACGCCATCAACGCCCAGCTCAAGGACCTCATCGCCAGGGCCACGATCCGGGCCGGCCAGCTCATGCTCACCGCCGAGAACCGCAAGGCCTTCTTCCTGGGTCGGGTCGCGGAGTGGGCGGCCCCCAGGCGCGAGGAGCTCCTCGTCGGCAAGAAGAAGTCGGTGGACTTCCTCGCGGGCCGGGTCGGGTGGAGGCTCAAGACCGGCCGCCTTGTCGTGACCGAAAAACTGGCCCTCAACGAGTGGCTCGCGGACCAGGAGCCCCGATTCTATCGCGTGGTCCTCGAGCCCCAGATGAAGGAGCTGCAGGCCCAGACGAAGATCGACGGCATCATCCCCCCGGGCTGCACCTACAACGAGGAAATGGACGAGCTGTTCGTGGAGGCCAACGGCATCCCGGAGCTGCCCGCCGCCAAGAAGGAGCTCGCGCCATGAAGACCTCCCCCGGCATCGGACAGCTCGCCGCAGCTCTCTCCGTGGCCCGCGGCAAGATGCGCCCCATCCCCAAGGACAAGACGGCCCGCGTCCCGATGAAGGCCGGCGGCTCCTACAGCTACAACTACGCCGACCTGTCGAGCATCCTCGACATCGTCACCCCGGAGCTGGCCGCCGCCGGCCTGGCCATCATGCAGCCGGCCACCGCCAACGGCTCCCACGTCACGGTCAACACCATCCTGGCCCACAGCTCCGGCGAGTGGCTCTCGGAGGAGCTCTCCCTCGAGGCCGCCGGCACCAGGCCCCAGGACATCGGCGCGGCGTACACCTACGCCCGGCGCTACGCCGTCATCGGAGTGCTGTCCCTGGCCCCCGACGAGGACGTGGACGGGGAGGTCGAGGCGGAGCACGTCCCCCGCTTCGCCAAGATCGACCATCCCCCGGTCCGGTCCCAGGACCAGGCCACGGCCGCCACGGCCCCGCCCGACGCCGGCGAGGTGTCCCCCTTCACCGGCATGGGCCCGGAGGCCCCCGGCGCCCCGGCGCCCACCCAGGCGCCCGTCCAGGCCCCTCCGGCGGCCACCCAGGCCGTCCCCTCCGACCTGCCCCCCAAGGTCATGCCCGCCATCCGCGTCCGCGCGGACCGGCTCGTGAAGTCCGGCGCCTGCACGGCCCAGGGCTTCCTCCCGTGGGCCTCCAAGGTCCTCGGCTGGAACGTCACCGGCCTCTCGAAGCTCTGCATCAACGACCTCGAGAAGCTCGAGGCCGCTCACCGGGCCCCGGCCCAGACGGCGGCCGCGTCATGAAGGCCCGCGACCTGGGTTCGATGGCCACGGAGGCCATCATCGAAGCCAACAAGCTCGTGGAGGCGGTCCAGGCGGGCCGCTTCTTCGAGGCCGCCGGCCACGGCGAGCGCATCAAGGACCTCGGCAAGACCCTCGAGGCCGTGAGCTGGTTCCTCCACCGCCAGGCCTGCGACCAGGCCGGCACCGACCCCTACGACGTCCCCACCCAGAAGGAGAACGCATCATGAATAAGCCCCCCGCCCCGCTCCTGGTCATCGGAGTCCCCCAGGAGACGCTCGATTCGGCCAAGGTCGCCATCCTGGCCATCCTCTCGGCCGATTGCGGCGAGCAGACGAAGCGCGAGGCCCTCCGCGCGCTCTCGAAGGCCTGCCAGGTCAACGCCTCCCTCACCGGATGCAATTTCCAGGGGGCGCCATGAACGCCCAGGAAGCCATCCGGTTCCTCGCCCGCGGCGCCACCGGCCACCGCCCCACCCCGGAGCTCGAGCAGGCCGTCGCCGTGCTCGAGGCGGCCGTCTCCGGCTCGTTCCTGGGGGGCATGGAGTACGCCGCCCAGGCCTGCGACGAGGCGTCCGGCCTCCTCACCGGCGAGAAGGCCATCAACCTGCACATGATGGCCAAGCAGCTCCGGCTCCTCGCCAGGAAGGCCAGCGCGGCATGACCATCCCCAAGCCGTCCCGGAAGGACCGCCTCGAGGCCGAACGCCTCGAGCGCGAGTCCTCCACCCTCCGCCGGGGCCAGCTCCGGCACGAGGTCATCGTCCGGGCCGCCGGCGCCTGCGAGTGGTGCGGCGACCCGGTGCCCCCGGGCGAGCTCCACCACGTCCTCGGCGGCTCCGGCCGCCGGCGCCAGGAGGAGCGCCTCGACACCCTGGCCTTCCTCTGCCTGGCCTGCCACAAGGAGGTCCACGCCGGCCGGGCGGCCGTCCTCGAGAACGCCGTGGCCTGGACGTACCGCCACGGGTTCATGGAGGCCAGGGAGGCCCTCGACGCCCGCCTCTCGAAAATTCAGAGCGCCAAATGGGACTTCTTCAAGGGGACGCCATGAGCGAGCGAGAGGCCGAGCTGGAGTCGTTGCGCTTGACGGTGGAGCGTCTGCGTAGCGAGCTGGCTGTCGAGAACGTGAGCCTCCGCGCCTCGCTCGCCGCCTCTCAGGCCGAGGCGGGCGCGTTGAGGGAGGCGCTGCGGAGCGTGGCCGACTCATGGGACGCATGGTGGGCTGCGGAGGACGAGGTGTGGACCGACGAGTCGCGGTGGAAGCGGGAGCGCACCTACGCCGCGTGCAATGAGGCGCATAAGCAAGCCCGCGCCCTCTCCCGACTCGACAAGGTGAGCAAGTGACCGACTACGAACGCGGCTTCGCGGCAGGCGTCGAGGCGTGCATCGCCTACTTCGACGCGGGGCGCGAGCTGGGCATCACGAAACCGGCCGTCATGGACGCTCTCCGCGCCCTCTCCCCCGCCCCCACCGCTCCGCAGGGCGAGAAGGAGAGCGAGTGATGGAGGCCCCACTCTACCGAAACGCGGACGGGCTGATGGTGAACATGTACGACTGCACCCCATGCCCCAAGTGCCAGGACACGCACCGCTACCCGTTCAGGAGAAAGGACCGACCGATGCAGTCGGATTGCCACTGTGACGAGTGCGGCCACGTCGAGCCGTGGACTACGCTGAACGGCAAGCCCGCACAGGAGAGCATATGAGCAAGCGCGACAAGTCCTGTGCGCAGCATGGAGAGGTCGCCGTCCTTCGAGCCCAAGTGGACTCTCTGGGTGGGGCGCTGAGTGACGCAGCAAGCAGCGGGACTTGCGGCATCTGTGCTCGCCCGAGGGGGCGGTGCAAGTGCATGAAAACCCAGGTGTGCGAGCCGCCCCTCGCGCCGAAGTGCTGGGAGTGCCCCTACTGCGAGGGGACCGGGATCCACAGGTGCAACGAGGCCGGGTGCCACCAGGAGGGCGAGGAGTGCATCGCATGTGACGGGCGCGGCGGGACCGCTGAGAGCAGGGGGGCGCCATGACCGGCCACCCCCCGCTCTGCCCCTGCCCGCTCTGCCTCCGGGCGGAGCTCCACCGCGCCAAGGCCCACGAGCGAGAGCTCGTCTGGTGCATCTGCACCCTCCGGGATGCCATGCAATCAGGCCGGCGGCTCACCCAGGAGGAGGCCGACAAGATCCGCCTGGCCCTCCTCCCCACCCTGCCGACCAGGCCCGACCTCGCCCCGGCCAGGTGACGGGCCCGCGCCATTTCTGCGATAGGGGGTCCCCCGTATTTGCGCGGAGCGCGGACCGTGAGTATCTTCCACACATGACCGCCCACCGGCCATGCGCCCACCCCGCCCCGGGCGCCAGCGAAGTTGAGGGGGAGCTCCTGGCCCGCATCGCGGACCTCGAGCTCTCCCTCGCCGCATCCCAGGCCCACGCGCGCCAGCTCCTCCGCGCTCTACCAGCGCAGCAGGCCCAGGCCGGCGGCCGTCCAGGTTCCGCCTGGCCCCAGAGCTACGCCAACCAGTAGGCTCCCCTCGAGGCCCCAGAGCCGAGTTGGTGGGGGACTGACGACCGGGCCAACCGCCCACCCTTCCCGCCCCCCGGTCGTCAGTAACCCAACACCCCAACCCGGGAGCTCCCCGGGATCTTTCATCTGGACGTCGAGCTTGAGCGGTCCCTCCACGAGCAGGGCCGGCTCCGGGCCCAGGCGCCAGGCCTGAGCGACCGCCGCAACACCAATCGCGCCGGAGTCGCCAACCAGCGCGACCCCGTGGATCCGAAGCTCGACCAGGTCGGAGCTCGTGAGGAGGCACATCGGTGCCGGCGGCGCCCCAGGAACCGCCGGACACGGGACGGAGCTGGGGGAGGCCGGCGCCTGGACCGGCCGGGCCCCTGTCGAACCGGAGGCCGTTGCCACCGGCCGGGCCCCAGGGAGCGCGCCGCGGAGGCGCTCGAGCTCCGCCTCGAGAACCGCGCTCTCCCGGACCATCCTGGCCTGCTCCGCC